TAGCCGAGGCTCTTTTACTTCCGGCGTTATAGGAAATATTGAAGCTGAAATTGATAGATACAGGAGCATTTTAAGTAATCCGGCCAGCATCTCTACGCTAGAGGATTACAAGTATCATGTCGGGGTAATTGCCGGGCTTGATATAGCACTTGAACTGTTTAACAGACACATAATAGAGGTAAATAACAATGACTAAATGTGAAACAACCAATTACAAACCCGAAGATTTTAAGTCCTTAGGTATCGATCTTACAGTTTTTAATAAAGGAGCAATGATTGAAAAATTTAAGGAAATATCGGTTACAGGGATCAATGTATTAATTCTTATTTACAAACCGCCTGTTGAGGAGGTTACAAGAGGAGGAGTTATCATTCCGCAAACTGCCGTAAAAGACGACCTAGAATATAACTCAATGGTCGGCATGGTACTTAAGCTTGGCCCGGATAGTTATAAGGGCGATCAGTTTCCAAGCGGCCCTTATGTAAAAGAGGGAGACTGGGTCATATTCCCCCGTGGTTCATCTCTGCAGTCAAAATATGAGGGTGAGCCGATAATTATGGTAGAAGATTTTAAAATCAAACTACTAGTCGATAATCCATCAAAAGTATCAAGGTAAGAATATGTTTAAAATAGATATTGAAAATACAAGCGACTTAAACGCCGCTATTCCGCCTTTAAAAGAAGAGACTGAAAATAAGGATTTAAAGGATGAAACCAGCGAAGCAGAAGTAAAAACTAAAGAACCGGAGCAAGGGTCGCAGGGCTTAGAGAGCGAGGATGATAAAACCGATATTCCGGAGGATACCCCAAAAACCGAGGAAAAATCTACTAAAACCTCTACCCCTGACAAAGACAAGGAAAAATACTGGTCTAAATTAAAAAAAGAACGTGAAGAAAAAGCCGCAATGGCCGAGCAGCTAGAGCAGTTGCAGCAAGAAAAACTACAAATGGAACAAATGCTCCGTCAAGCTATAAATACCGGTTCTACCCATTATAAGAACAATGTTGCCAGCGAACTTGAAATGGCCCAAGCAAGGTTGCAGTTAGCACTAGAGAGCGGAGATGCTGCTGGGGTTAGCAGAGCTACAGCGGAGATTTCAAAGGCAACGCATGCTTTGAATGAAGCATCTAGAATAACAAGTTTTCCTAAAGAAGAATATTCCGAAGAACAGTTAAGCCAACTTAGGGCTAGGGAATATGAAGATAGATTATACAGCTGGCTTGAAAGTAACCCGGAAGTAGATAGAAATACACCCGAGTATGATGAAAAGCTGGCAGGTCAGGTACTATCATTTATTACAAAACTGGATCGTAAATATCAGACTACCAATAAGGCACATCTAATAGGTTCTGGTAGTTATTACAGCATGATAGATGAGTATATCGATAATTTAAAGGCACAGGATATGACTACAACTCCTGCCAAACACTTTGGGGCAGTCCGTAGTCGCACTCCTATGGAGGGAGTGCCTGATCCAAAAACAAGGGAATTAAGCGAGAGAGAGAAAAAGGCAGCACTTGCTTTTGGTATGTCTTACGAGAGATATAGGGAGCTTACAGATAAACATAATAAGGAAATGAGGTCAAAAAATGGCAATTAAATATAAACAAGATAAAAATAATGAGTTTAAGTCCGTAGATAGAGATATCAGGGAGCATGATCTTGAAAACAATGATTTTGATTTGATGTTTACTGATTCAACCTGTCCTTTTAAAGCATTAATTGACGAAATAATGCAACCGGGGGAAGAATATTATTTTGCCTTTAATAGCCCTGAACGTATTAATAGGTTACTGGCAAAAAAGTGGTATATCGTATCTCCTGATAGGCTTAAAAACAAACGTACTTATAGAGGAGACTTAAGATCAGAAAATGATTGTATTACTACCGGTGATACTATCCTTTTAGCCCGAGATGAACGTTACGGCATAAAAGAGCAGGAATATTACCAAAATAAGGCTATAAGAGTAATGCGTGATACTTTGCAAAAAGTACAAACGGACATCTATAATCCGGTCATGCCGTTTTCAGACAGGGCAATGTAGGATATTATGTCTTATTCTAAAATCATACTAAATAGCGATATTAAACTATCCTGGCCTTATCCACGCACCGAAGGGGAGATTGCTAGTGACATTAATAATGTGATTTCTGAAAATGATGTGTATACAATTACTCTTCCCCCAAGTAATACTGTAGAAACCGGTACTACCTTGTTGTTTAATAATGTCGGGCAAAAAGACTTTACCCTCTTATATAACGATGGGACGCCGCTAACTAACGTAATTATTCCCGGGGAAGTAATACAGATATATCTCACTGAGAATCTGACTAGTAAAGGACTATGGCAGGTAATACCTTTTGGAGGCGGTAGCAGCGGTATAGTAAGCTTTTCTACAGAAAGTCTGAATAACAGCTTGCAGATTACAAATTCAACTGTTACCCCTCCGACCGGTAACATCATTTTTAAAATTGCCGATTCGTTAAATAATTTAAATAATCTAGCTACTCAGGTACAGAATGGGTTTTTAGTAATAACCGGTAATACTCCATTAAGTTTTGTAACTCGAAAGATAGGAGGCGGCTCTAATATAAATGTACAAAGCGGTGATGGGGAAACAAACGATGTAATTATCAATTTAGCCGACTCTCTAGTAGGATTATCCAGTATTAATGTCGGTAATCTCTTGATCTCGGTAAATACCATTACTACCGCAAGCGGCGATCAGGATATTAATCTAGCTACTGTAGATGATGGGGTAATCAATTTAAACAGTACTCAAATTGATAATGTCGGTAATATGAGCGTACCGGGGAAGATTATAAATCCTGCTACTGCTAAAGCTTATTGCTTCTTTTACGATAATAATGCCCCGACTAATAATATTCAGATAGAGAGCAGCTTTAATATAGCCTCGGTTAGCGGAGCGCAAGGGTCATATGTTATAACGTTTGCTACTCCTTTTCCTGATGGTAATTATGCTGTATTACCGGCATTAGCACGTGGAACGGAAGTAATAGCGCCGTTTCAGGTGTTCTTTAGGTCTAGGTCAGCTACTGAAGTAATCGTTTTTGCAACCGATACGCTCGGCAATTTACTTCCTGTACTCGACGGCGTATCTGTGGTAGTATTTGGTAGTTAATTTTTAAAGAATTTAATCGAGAGAATGTGTTATGGAAGATGAAGAATTAAAAATATATGATTACACAGTTATAGAAACATTTTTAAATCCTGAAGGTTTTTTTTCTGTTAAAGTACGTCTACACAAAAAAAATAAACATAAAGTACTTTTTAAATTTGCCATTAAACTTATAGAAGATTTATTTAAAAATTTCATTTCTGAAGAAGAAATAGAAAAAAAATTAAATACTCTCTTAATGGAAAATAAGAAATTTCTTTTCATTAGATTAGTTCGATTGGCACTTGGTAATGAGACAATCAAAACGCAATTACGGGCAAATCAAACCGGTGTATTCATTATTGACCGTGAGAAATGGCAAAAAATAATGGACAGGATAGAACAAGAAGAGCTTGAAGCAATACTCGCTCAAGGACTTGAAGATATCTGAACAATTATAAAATAGTAGTGCGATTTGCAAAAGTAACAGTCTTTTTGCTATAATATAATTAGATAGAAAAAAGTCATGACTAGACTTAAAAAGGTCGTAGTTTGTAGCTAAATCTTTTCTAAAAAAGCTACCTCTGTCATCGCAAGACACAAAAAGGCTAGTTTTGAAACTTATCTAGAATCAAAGTTTATCGTCATAACTAGACGTTAAAAGGTCTTTAAAAGCTTGAATTAGCTTATCTTTTATAACAATTAAGCATCGCTTTGAATTGTTACGTATTTTTAATACTTTTTAATAAATTTTAAATTAAAAGAGGAAATAATTATGTCTAATGGCATTAACGCCCCTTATGGATTGCAAATAGTTCAATCTCAAATAGGAAATGGCGGAACACAAAAACTAGGTCAATACTTTATTTATGCAGATCCTACTGGTCAAAATACTTGGAATACTAATATTTTCCAAGGTGATATGGTTAAATATTATCCAGCAAGAACTGCCGCTACATGGGACGCTCAATTAGGCACTATAGTACCGGCATTAACTCCACAAGCTGGGGCAGCGGCAAATACAATAGTAGGAGTACCTGTAGGGATTTTTATAGGTTGTCAATTTACGGACGCCTTAACTGGTTATCAAGTAAATTCTGATTACTGGCCAGCAAGCAGACAAGTTAAAGCAGGTACAAAAATTATTGCTTGGGTTAATGATGACCCAGAAGTAGTCTTTAAAGTTCAAATGTCTACTTCAACAAATAACACTCCTGCTGCTGCTCAAAACAATATTGCTCCATCTATATTTCAATATATTTTTTCCGGTCAAAATGCCAAATTACAAGTAGGAGGAGTAGCTTTTAATGCTCCAGCAAATGCAGTTCCTACCAATAATCCGGCAACAGGTAATACGACAACTGGACAATCTGCTTATTATTTAGATGGTAGTTCAATAACTTTAGCCGTTGGAGGAACTGGTAATGCAGGATTTGAAATAAAAATTATTGGATTAGTTCCAGAACTACAGACAAATGCAAATCCTACAGGATTAGTACAAGGTGTTAATATGCCTTTTATTGATGTGTTATGTAAATTTAACGTGCATATCCATGGGTCTACAGGTACTCCAGGCGTATTCTTCACTAACTAGGATTAGGATCATGTCCATAATAACAAGTAGCAATATGCCATCTCTTTTAAAGGAGGGATTATATCTACCGAAAGAGAAGAAAAAAACGTCTGCTACAGAGAAGAATCAATATAAAAAAACTAAAACTAAAAATAAAGGTAAATAATTATGTCTATTATAACAACCGGTGATATTCCAAGTCTGCTTTGGCCGGGTCTTTATGAGGTAAAATCTCAGTATGATCGGTTTAAGGGGGAATATACCAAAATCTATGAACAAGGTAATTCTATCAAACATACCGAAAGATTGGTTGATATTAGAGGAACAGGTTACGCTCTTGAAAAAACTCAAGGTGCTCCTATTAAAATGGATACCATGGCTGAGCGGTTTGTTTATGAATTTGTCCATCGGGAATTTGCTCTCGGTTTTCAGATTACCAATATTGCCATGGAAGATGATCTTTATGCCGATCAGTTCTTTAACGGTACTAAATCGCTTACTACTTCTTATGAACAAACCAGAGAAGTAGTAGCAATGAACCCTTTTAACCAGGCATTTAACACAGCAGCTACTCTAGCCAATGGGCAACCTCTTTGCTCCGGTTCTCAACCTTACGACGGCGGTGTTTATTCCAACAAAGTTGGAGCATATAACAATGTTGGTGTTAATGTTGATTTTAGTGAAGCAGGTGTTGAGCAGGCGGTAATTCTTGCCGGTAAAATGAAAGATCAGGCAGGACTGCTAATTAATGCTCAAATTGAGAGATTGTTACTTCCACAAGATTTAATGTTCTCAGGTTGCAGGTTACTTGAGTCCGTATTTAGAACAGGAACGGCTAATAACGACATAAATGCACTTTATAACATGAAGGCTATTCCGCAAGGTTATGAAGTAAGCCATTTCTTAACAAATCCTAGCAACTGGTTCGGATTAACTAACGTT